TCCAATTTATATGTTTGATGTTGAAAATGCACACGACGGTAATTGTGAGGGAGTCGTGGAATTCGGTCCATATATGAGTAATTATCAAATACCAGAAGAAGACGATGGTGACGAGGGAGATCAGCCGTAATGTCAAAAAGAAAAAGAATATACACAAACAAAACCGTCGAAAATAAAGTAGAAGCAGAACCAATAATCATCGGTGAACATGAATATGTTTGTTTGAAAAAGAGTGGTCCTACTGATAATTCATCTTGTGCTACTGTAGGTAAGTGGGAAACATACATGCCTGGTGGAGAAGATCCTCGTGTTGGTGATGCAACAGATTATCTACCAGAATATGAAGCTCTATGTAGATGTCACAAATCAGAACACTTGGGTGCTGCAAAAGAAGATCGGGATCCAAATGAATTACCTCCGTTTGCAGATCTAGCATCAAAAGTTCCTCTTTTCCGAGAACCAATGAACGATGAGATGGATTATGCAGAATTGGATACCAATGAGTGTGAAGAAATTCGTCGAGAGTTATCTGAAAACCCAGATAACTATCTGGGATGTCTTCCACCCACACCACACAATCCTTTGAACTGTGATTGTGATAATCCATATTCAGAAATGACAGATCAGTCGGGTGATGATTCATATTTGAGGGATTCTCGATTTGCAGAATATATAAGAACTGCTAGAACGTATTCTACTTTCTGGGATACGCCAAGAAAAACACCCCTCATAAGAAAATCATTAATGAATCTATACACAGCGCAGATCGCTGTTGGATCTATGCCTGGAAATCTTAAGTTGAAGGTTGGTGATTTTATTGAAATACTCGGCAGTTCTAGCGCAGATGATACAAATTCATTAACGGGAACATGGTTGGTTGTTAAAATAGTTTTTGCAATACCCTCAACTGGGTTTCATAAAAATGTAGTAACTCTAATACGAGACACCAAAGGAACATGGGAAGAAAAAAGTTCAATACAATCAGACGTAGAAGAGGAATTGTTTGGGGAGGATTTATAAGTTGAATTATAAATACAATATATGGCAGTAGAAATAACATATTCTGATCTTGATGTTGATCTCGCTAAAAATTCTTTTACCGGGGATGCATCTACAAAAAAAGACTTACATGCAATACGTCAGTCTGTTCAAAATATCCTATTGACAAGGAAGGGCGAAAAACCTTTCGATCCGTTTTTTGGTAGTGAGATTGATAATTTTATGTTTGAGCAACAAGGATCATTTCTTACTACCATCACATTGAAAAATAGAATAGAGACAACAATCAATAAACTTGATCCTAGAGTTAAGTATGAGGATTTTGTATATTTGGAAAACTTGAGCACTGATGATACAGCTTACTTTGAGTTAAAGTATAAAGTAAAAACTTTAGGTCAAGATTTAGCTCAGGGAGACACAACTGAAATCGCAGATGGACTTACAATAATAGTAGAGAGGGCTTAATATGTCTCAAATACAATTGGGAAAATTGGATTATGATGAAATTCGGGGTGAACTTAAAACCTTTCTTTCAGGGCAAGAGGAACTGAAAGATTACAATTTCGATGGTTCCATTCTCTCAACTATAGTTGATCTGATGGCGTATAATACGATGTATTATGCTTTCTATTCGAATATGCAAGCGAATGAAGCTTTTCTGGACACTGCACAAAGAACAGAATCTTTGATTTCATTAGCAAAACCACTCGGTTATGTCGTACCTCATAGGAGGAGTGCGACTGTACAGGTTACACTCACCGGAGTGGAAGGTTCGTCAAATGCGGAATTTGGTAGATATGGATTGCGATTGGTTGGTGTTGATGCATCTGGTACAAGTAGGACTTTTTATAATTTAGATCCAATTATTTTATCATCTGCAACTACACCAAGTGCAGTTGGAACCTTTTACGAAGCAAAAGAATTGGTTCTAGACGCACCAGTAAACATTGATCTCGATAACCAAAAAATTACTATTTTTGATACTACTGTTGATCCCATTGGTATTATCGTAAAGGTGAATGGCGAGGAGTGGAGAAAACAAGAGGGAATTGATGCAGATCTAAATGCATTCAGTGAAGTGTATTTTGTAGAACCAAGCAAAGACGGGTATGTTATTCGTATGGGTGGCTTAACTGAAACAGAATCGGGTCAAATAATCGGTAAAGGTGTATCTCCCGGAGATGTGGTTACTGTCTCATATTTTTCTTCTAACGGCGCATTGGGTAATAACATTACTGGTATTTTTTCAACTACAGATTCAAATATACAAACAGCAGAAGCCACAGTTCTTTCTTCTGGTGGATTCAATTCACCGAATCCAGAAACTATTAAATTCTTTGCTCCTAGATTTTTTGCAGCACAAAACAGAGCAGTGACGGCAGAAGATTATAGAACTATTGGTGCAGCGATATTAGGTATGGAAAGTGATCAAGCTAAGATAAGTGCGTTCGGTCATGAAGACATTGGAAATCTTGCACATCTGAGTTATACGAACGATCAGGGTGATGATATATCAGATGTGGAGACCGCGGTCGGATCTGCGGGTGAGGTATATGTATCATATGTAAATTCGGATGGATCTGCACCATCAGAAAGCGAAAGAACTACGTTTTTTAATAATTTAAAAACTAAGTCTGTTGCTGGACTAACACTTCTTTATTTTCCACTGACTTCTGGGGAATTAGTTGCAAGAATTTCAAATCCAACGCAACAAGAAATAAGCACATTTAATTCTCTATTTCCGAATGGTTTTAGTGATATAAGTTCAGATGTATTCGCGAATAATGGTGGGCGTGCATTTAGTTCAGCGACCTTAAGTGTCACTGGAAATCCCCGCAATTTTACACAAAGCAAAATGTTCTTTAAAAATAAGATGGATCGTAACTCTTATTCTACTGCGTCAGTAATTCCCGAGGTTTTTACTGAACGACCTGATTCATCGACTTCCGGGACGGTATGGTATGATTTGAGTCAAGTTACAGTTGAAGGTCCGTTTCACGTTGCGCCCGTCGGGTGGCAATCCTCTTTAGCCGCGGCGGCCGCACAAATGTACATAGACGGAACGGGATGGATCGATTGGTCGTCCACTAGTTTTGGAAGCATATTTTGGGATACTGGTGAGATACAACTTATAGCGATAGGTTCTACTTCGCCAATTGATTATGGTAATATTACAATCAGTGCAGACGTAGACTTTAACGCACCAAATCAAAATCAAACCATATATGCTCCACACAATTTATATGTAACCTCTAGATTGGATAATACGCTGTGAGTTTACCAACGTTATCAAATCCCACACACAACCCATCCGCTGGGGCATCTGCTTCTGCAAATTTAATTTCTATGCGTGACAATATAGCAAGCGTGTTCCCTTCACAAAGGGCATATGCTCTGTTACCAGAATCTGAAATAAAAGAATCTTGTTTAGGTAGACCACCGTTCGATGTTCTCAATCAATTTCCTAGATGGATTCAAAAAAAGCACAATAATGGCGAAAGTAAACTTGTTACTCTCATTGAATATTATTACAAATGGTTGTATTGTGAATTTGGGAGTGGGTATGTTCTTGATGACAGAATGTCATCCATACATGATGTAGATGAAACTACAGATGAGTTTATTGGACTTATGTCAAAAACATATGCCCCAAATCTGAAATTAATAGAAGATATAGCTTCAGTATCAACAAGCAGAGAATTTATAAAAAACATAAGAAAAGTATTCTACGCATCAAAAGGAACAAAACAATCAATATATCATTTCTTTAATACTTTATTTAAAGATTTTGTTTACGTTGAAGTTACATTTCCAGACGATAATTTTAGTGGAGATGGTACCATTGATATTGGTGGTGGTGCCGAGGCATTTAAAACAAATTCATCGAGACTAACAGATTCAAATCATAGATTGAATGAAGGAGCAGGGCAGGAAGTTGATCTTGGTTCCGCTGAATCTGGTACTGGTGAAATGTTTACATATAGTGTAAAGGCATATTTTACTGATGATGGAATACCTTTAAGTGATGCAGATAAAAGAAATATAGAAATGCTTTTTAGGCGACTAGTACATCCAGTAGGAATGAAACTGAATTTTGAAATAAATACAACCAACTTATTGAGAAACATAGACTAACATGTACGCAGGGGACGGAGAAGCTAAACTTTCGAAGACTACGGATGACGTAAAGGATACTGGAGAAACTCCATTATCTGGTAGAAGTTATTCTAGAAGCTTTAAAAATGCAAACAGAGTTATAAAATCAGTCACTGGAACTGAATTTTCTAAGTATGGCTCTGGTGGTTATGAATCCATGTCAATGTTTACTGGTACAGGAAATGGTGCTACTGGCGGTACTGGTCTCAATGAAATTACCATAATACACAATTATCTTCCATACAAACTTTCATCTACTTCTGATTTGGGTGTGACTGTTGGGTGTTCTGGATCAGAGTATCCTGGCTGGTCTGGTGGAGCCACCGGGGCTACATATAATGAGATCACATACGCACATCCAGATTGGTCCAATTCGATTATATCTGGATCTACTTTTGGTGCTATTTCTCTTGGTGATTTCTTCATATTGACAGGAACGTCAGGAAATGATCCACGGGAGTGTTGTTACTCATGTCCAGCGACTGGATATTGAAAAGGATAAAAAATGGCTACTAATAGAACAGTTACAAATACAATGTCTTCCAGCAACGTTCTGGACGCATATAATTTAGTTGGAACAGATGGTCATCATCAAGTTTTGTTTTTGGGTGGATATACTGGAAATGCTACGAATACCAATACGACGTATGACAGAAATAGAATTTCAAATGAAGTAGGTCTAGTAAAACGAATAAAAAGAAAAGATGTTGTACCTGTAATACAAAGAGTTGACTGGAAATCAGGATCTCCATATAACTATTGGAATTCTCGTGAAGGAAACCTAGAAGATGGATCATACGCATACTATGCTCTTGCTAGTAATGGTATATTATATTTGTGTTTGAGTAACAACGATAAAAATAGATCTGATCTGTCACTACAAGTTGCATCAACAATAGAACCGACCCATTCGGTGGGAATACACAAATATTCTGACGGTTATACGTGGATGGCTCTTTTTAAAGTAGACTACACTATTAGTAAATTTTTAACTTCGAACTGGATTCCTGTTCCTATACTAGAAAACTTGTTTTCTGAATTCAATACTGGAAATAGTTTAAATGGTCTTGCAACAGACATATGTGGTTCATCTGCTGGTGTTCTTGGTGCATGTTGTCTTTATAATAAGACAAGAGAATATGATCCGATAACATCAGTGGAAATTACTGGTGGAAATCTTTTTGACTGTTTTTCTTCCATGCCATGCTATAGATGCAAAGAAATCTCGGACTCTTTAAACAAAGAGAGAGTTTTCATACAAGGAGCTACATGTGCATCCTGTTCGGCTACTACAGAAATACAAAGTCTTATTGAGCAAATAGATGCGAATAATGAAAATTACGCAAAAAATTCCACAATCATAAGTCAAAGAAATATACAGAAGGATTCTGAAGACAATGATGGTAGAATATTATCGGCTCTTATAGATTTGTCTGGGATTACACACAGTGATCTAATAACAACAGAGCAAAATCCAAAACTAGACTTAAATAACGGTGGAGTCGGTGGAGATGTCAGACTTAGCACACATACAATTATAGATCCAGATGAAAGAACCAAAAAATATGTGATAGATGGGATCTATGTAAATAGTCACGGTCAGGGATACCATAGAGTTGATCCTATTGTTAATCCTGCTGGAAATCCAGCCATGCGTGGTCCCTTAACTTCTCGGTTATTTGTCAATCTTGACACAAAGGGGAGTCTCAGTAAAGATTTGGTTGAGATTCTTAATGTAAATAAATTATTAACCAAAGTTTGTCTTACATCAGAAGAAATTACATCTGTAAATAGTGATACACCACAAACAAAATTTAGTAGATTTGGAATTTTGCAGGGAACAAAGGAATTTGACGGTAGGATAATAGGGCAGGGGCTGAATATTAATGAGGGATCTGTAAAAAATGCCACTTATCTTATTACTGCCACCACACCCGGAAGTCAAACGATGCGAGAAGGTGATCAGTTGTCAACAGATTCTGGTATTCAATCGAGCGTTTTGGGAGACATATATGGAAAATTCCCAGCATTCCAAAACAGTGGTAGAATTGTTAAAGTAAAAAGTACCGGAGGCACTTCGCATGAACTTAGAGTCATGACGGACAAAAAACTTAAAGTTGGAGATGAATTTTATGTTGATGTGACAGGTCTCACCACATTCTCAGAAAGAAAAATTACTATAACAGCAATTACTGAACCAGATGTTGATCTTGATTTTACCGAAGTTAAGGTCTTACACACTGGAAATACGAATATAAATATTGGGGAAAGCACACCAAGAAAAGAATATTGTTTCGAATTTGTAAAGGTTTTCTAAAATGGCAGCAGACGATACTGATTACACAAAATTTCCTATAACAGCTCGGGACACAATCTTTGAGGTTGGTGATAACACTTTCCAAGTAGACAACAAGTTTCCTATGACAGACAGCCCATATGGTAGTCGTCTTGCAAGCCAGATTGCACTTCCAATATCAGAGAGACAGAACACCAAAAACTACCATTTGTTGGGTTTTGCTCCATTGCGGGCATTACAAGCAGAAGATCTCAATGAAGTACAAGAAAGATTTATGCTTAACAATACATTGACACAGCAAATGTGGTCAAACTGGAACTCATTTAATAATATGCAAATCTCCAAGTTCGGTCCCGGTTGGTTTGGAACCACTCCATTATATCCACACATTTGGAAATCAAATATTCGATATCTGGATGAATTGATATATTCTTCGGGCAATGAAGACGATCTTATATACGAGACACCCAAAAACTTAGTCAGTGTTAATCACACATATAAGACTGAAACGGAAACTATTAATGGAGAAAATCATCAAATTGGTGTTTATGACATACAAATTGCACTAAATCCAGGCTGGTATTATATAAATGATACCTATACGACACAATCAACACATGACAGTTCTGGATTTAAATATTGGTACTACCTTAAAGAAACTGTATATTCAGAAAAGTTTACGGTTAATATTCTTTTTAATCAGACTGCCGCACTAACTTCGCGGCCGGTGAGTGAATGGTGGACCATTTCTATTGATCCCGATATTCAGGATGAAGTTTTTGTTGATCCTTCTGGTGGAGAGGAAGGAACACCTACAAGTCAAATTTGTTTTGGAATTATATTAGACGATTTAAACTATCTAAATGGTGGTAATTTTCAATCCGGTGATTCTGATTCTGGGGCAGATCGTGTGGAAATAAAGATAAAACCTAAACTTGGATGTGGTCAAACTGATCAGAGAACTCCATCATATATTGGTTATGTTACGTTCGATGATACTCCGTGGGAGGTCTTGGTGGGCGGTGGACTTACTGTTGGCGAACTTCGAGCAAAGTATTTAAACGGTGTGAGTTTGGATTTAACGTCGATGAATCGTATGAATGGTGAGCTAGATAGCTCGACTGAAAACCCTCCCTATGAAGAAGTTACGTTTCCCAATCCAACCACGGAGTTTATTTGATGCCAGTAGACATTAAAAAATTTCCACTGTTAGATTCAGAAAATACAAAATTACCTTTAGATGATGTGACATACAGAAGCAGAATTAAAAGCTTCTATGCTGTTGGTTCGAACAATACTAATAATTATATTGCAACTGCATTTCGTAATGTTGGTGATGTTATACAAGCGGGTGAATTAAATGAAATAAATGAAAGACAAGTTTTATTTGACACACTGACACATCAAATGTGGTCAAATTGGTCTAGTTACATATATCCACCGGAGGGAACTCCACTTTCGCCACCACCGAGCTTTGGTCCAGGCTGGGCTGGTACCACACCATTATATCCGGGTGAATTTGATGCAAATTCTATAGAGTCCACCGATGGTAGAATCAATGATACTCGATCATATTCACAAGTCGAAGCAGCTCTTCTATTCAAAACTGTTGATAATGATGCTAATGGTTCTGGATATTTACAGGCGAGTATAAAATTGTTGTACAATACTGGTTGGTATCTTATTAATAATACCTCTTTCGTGACACCAAAGTATTTTGGAGCTGTAACACAAAATAGTTTATATGATAGGGTCGTGTCGGCAAGTGGATTGAAGCATTGGTATTATTTAAAAACACCAATTCTCTTTGAATTAGATTTATTAGGAGAAGGTGTTCGTGGAGATGGGATCACACCTAGATTTAGCGTTACATATACACCGGAAGTGTTTTATCTTGGAACTTGGTTTCATTCAGCAAAACATACATTCATTATAGGACATAATGCCATTACCGATGCGTTACTTACTCAACAAATTACAGACATGCACGATGGAGCTTATTTTGCTCTTGATTTGGCAGATAAATCTCTATGTGAACATATAGATCCGGATGGTAATTGTGAGGAAAATACAATTAGAGATCAAACTGACGGAACTCCCAGCGGTGATGTGTCTGACTCAAATCCAATTCAAACGACAGAAATAATCGATGATCCACTATTTGATAATCCAGTAAATACAAACAATTCAGATGATGGTAACTCAAGAAGAATACAACTAAAAGCAGTTCCTAGAATTAGACAAGGAATACACCATGCAATGGATCCGTTATATGCATCTGCTGATATAACTGATGGTGATCAAAATGATGCAAGGAGTAGAACCATGAATATTGTTATGGGTAATATGAATTTAGAACTGATTGGAACAGAAAGTTCGGCAGGATTCACGGACAAAGTTCCTACATATTCTTTATGTGTAAAATGTGAACACAACACAGAGGGAGTAAAAACTGCAATGCTCAACCTAAGTAATTATATTACCAACAACACTCAAGCTGATAACATGATCCCACTAGAATCTTTTGATATAGATCAAACAATAACACTTAGAAATAACGTATTCCAACAATTGAAAGAGGCAGTAAAGCCTCGTTTTATAAATAATGTGATGGTAAATACCACAATATATGATGTGGATGACCAAGGTCAGACAGATGCAGAAAATGAATGGAATGGCCATTTTAGTGAATTGGGTGACGTAGTGAGAGTAAATAGGGACACCGATACACGACAGATAGAACCAATTTGAGGAAAATTAAATGGGCGTTGAAGACAATCTATTCCAAATAAATGAGCTAGAAACTAGTGACACATTTCAAAGTTGGTTCACCAAAACTAATGCAGAAATTATTGCGAAGTTAAACAAACTAAAGATCTATGATTTGGAACTTTCAAATATTTCTGGTCTGAGTGGTGCTGTTGGAACCACTGCGGCTGGTACGGGTACCGCAGGTAATTTAGAACTCAAACTACTGCACACAATTCCACATGGGCTAACCCTACAAGGTAATGCCACGATTACTGGTGATCTTGAAGCCGGAAGTTTTGCAGGTCCAAATTCGTTTATTCTCAGAGGGCAGGTTATTGATGGTGTGACAACTGCCTTTGACTTTGGTACATTTGTCAGAATGGATTCTTCTGGATTAACCCAAGCAAAAGCAGATTCTTCTGATAATGCAGAAGTTCTTGGAATGGTCACTGGTACATCAGACACCAGCATTACTATAGCACAGAGTGGTTATGTGGAGGGGCTGTATTCTCCCACCATGGCAACTGGTAGTGTGTTCTTCCTTGATCCCACAGTTGCTGGTGGATTCACTGCAACTGAACCAACTTTAGCAGGTCGTGTATCAAAACCAGTTCTGATCGGAGCATCTGGAAACACTGGTGCAGTTCTCATTTCTATGAGAGGTCAATTATTACAGGACACCGGAACAGGTAATACTGGTGGGTATGCTACACATAAAATATATGTCAATACTGGTTCTGTTGATCACCACCTAGTAAAAGGTAAAGTGGTCGCATATAGCCCAGATACATTAACATTTACTGATGGTAGATCCCAGTATAACGGATTTTTCCTCGCAAAAGATGATAAAAATATTGACGACACAATTGGTATTGTTACTGGTCAACCAGCAAATGATACGATTGAAATTACAACTTCTGGTCTTGCTGAATCAATTCCTGCTGCATATGGTAAAGGTAAGTTATACATCTGTGGTGTGACAGGCGAACTAAGAACCAATCCGGTTACTGATCGCAAGAAATTGTTTGCAATAAATTATGATACGTCCACCAATAACGCAATAGTGGTCAATAACATATCAATATCATCCACGGATCTTTTATCTGGTTCATCTCCAAATATATTAATTAATGGTGGATTCGATTTATGGCAAAGATACCCAACCGGGGCAACAATCACGAGTGTTGACAGCATTTACTCTGCCGATAGGTGGGTTCGTAACTTAAACGCAACTGGTGCAACATTTGCCACATCATCTTATATCAGAAGAAAAGAATTTGATGCTGATCAAACCGATATTAAAGGTAATCCAACATACTACTTGAGAACATATAATGTTACCACAGGATCTGTCACCGGGGATCATCTACACTTTGAAAATAGAATAGAAGATTCAAGAACATTAGCGAATGAAACTGCTACAGTAAGTGGTTATCTTAGATCTGGTAGTGCAAAATCTATTCCAATTAGAATTAAACAAATATGGAATGGTGTTACTGGTTCGGAGTATAGTGGTGGTACTCTAACATCTTCAACGGAATGGGGATACTTTAGTAGTACGTTTGATGTTCCCGGAATTACTGGAGCATCCGCAAATCCAGAAATTGCAAATGATCACTATTTGGCTCTGGCGTTCGATCTAACTAATGCCACAAGTACATATCATGATTTTGCTCAAATAAAATTGGAGCACGGTGATAGAGCGACATCCTTCTTCCCTGTAAATGAAGACGAAGAGTTGCAAAAATCTAGTCGTTACTACCAGCGAAGTTATAGACTAGAAGAATTTACCGGGCAGGTAACTAAGGGCGGTAGTGTGGTGGATTCTCATATTGTTGAATTTACACATACTCCGTACAACGAAACATCGTTCAGATATCCAGTCGCGATGAGAGCAACACCTCTTATTAAAATCTATTCACCAGATTCTGGAAATCAAGATGCGTTCAATTCACCAGCAGGAAGAGATTTAAGGAACACATCTGGTACAATTGCGTTTGATGGTACTGTTCGCATATGTGAGTCTGGTGTTACTGCAATAACATCCACTCAAACATCTAGAATTGCAACCAGATTTAAGATTCATGCTGGAGCACACAAGTTTGATACTATTCAATTACACTATGTTGCAGATGCAGATTATAACAACAACGTAACTACATAATACAGCTATAGGAAAAAATAATGTCACCAAGTTCAAATTTAAGACAAAACAGCAGCATTATCAGGTCAGATGTGATTGGCACAAGAATCATTGCAGAGGTACCTGTTGGGAAATTAGAATCAGGAACAACTGCGGGTGATGTCTTAAGAAATGGTTTTTCTGGTGCTACTTCATTTTACTTTCGAGCTGGTGCAACTAGTTCGGATGCTGCTCGTGTCTTTGGTGTTGTTGAAAATATTCAAGATTCCAGTGCATTTGTTGTTTTACAGGGATTGATTGATTATCCAGATACACTAATAGCGGGTGCTCCGTCAGCAGAAAATTTTTATCTGAGTGCAGCTACAGCAGGAAAAATTCAAAGTTATGCGCCAGCGGCTTCTGGACAAATATCTAAGAAGGTTTTACAACAAACTTCGGTTGGGGCATTTAATGCAGCGGTAATAGGTCCAAGCGATGGTTCTGCTAACGTTGGAACTGTCGAAGCCTCTAAAACTAGTGATGCTCCAGTTGGCACAGTTCTGCCTTATCTTTCTGTTACTGGCAATACGGCTGCTATTCCAGAGGGGTGGGTTGACGGTTCAACCATGCAGTATTTGCCAGTATCAGAATATTCTGAATACAACACCCAGTTTGGTGATATTTTTGGATACGAGGAAACACTGTCGCTATCTTTCACAACATCAGAGTTTAGTAGTGCTCTTATTGGTAAAGCTGTTAAAACAGATAGACCGGGAGTAGATACAGCAATTGTAGTTGGTGTAGATGCAGCAAATAACAAATTAACAATCCGAGAAAATAGATACGATAAACCTTTATATTCAGCAGGAATAACTGCTGGATCTACTCCACTACTACGATCCAGTATTCTAATTGGATACATCAACTCGGGTGTTCATGATAAAAATGCTACACCTCAGTTAACACATAACACAAATAATTTGGCAGAACCAGTTTCAATACAAGGCTGGTATCCACTTTACTTTAGCCCTGCTGCTGCTTCGGTTGCAAGTCCAGACGATAGTGGATATCACATGCATGGTACTGGTGATCTTGGATCAACGTATGATAACTATTATATGCCAAATGGTCTTATTTTAGGTGAAACTCAGTTCCATGGAAACGATCCAGATCCAGAAAATAGACATGATGGAAGTCATGACAACCCAGTCACAGACTATTTAATGGCTCCAACCGGAACTGCAATACAGACTCTCTACACGATGAAAGTTAAGAATATAGTAGCGGTAGATATTCCAAGTCAAGTTACAATACAAACACTAAATGTGACACACGGGCTTTCTGCTGGATCAAGTGCTAATAATGTGGTGACCACTGATGTTGCTTACGACGTACAATGTATGAAGAATAGAATACGTGATCTTGAAATTAGAATTATGGGATCGGAGCAAAGTTGCTCCTTGTGATTTTGGAGATTTTTAATGGGATGTAATTGTGGTAAAAAGAAGAAAAAAAAGCAGCTAGAAATTTTTAAAAAAGAAAAACAAAATAAATTAAACATAAGAAAATCGTGGACAGATATCACCAAAGAGGTACGTAAAAAATTAACTCTGGTGCAAAGTTTTGGTGTGTCAATGGCATCCAGAGGTATACGGAATAAAAAAACAGATGGTCCGACGAAACAGCTTAGAGTACTGAGTTGTTTTGGTAACCAAAATGTCGGTGGAGAATTGATTCCATGCCCCCATCTAATGGAAAGTGAAACTCGGGGAAAACATTATTGTGGTAAGTGTGGGTGTGGAGATCGCCCCGGAACACACTTGATTGCCAATGGGGAAAAATACAGCAAATTGGACTACCCGGTTCTCTCTTGCCCTCTAAATATGCCTGGATTTACTAATTATGAGCCAAGCCCCGAAGAGGAGCAACTCCCTCCCATGTCAAGAAAGGCTTATATAGATACTCAACTTAAACCTACGGACATACAAAAAATATCGGTCACTGTTCCAGATATAGACGAAGAATCAGTAAAAGAAATTCAAGAGCATCTTGAGGATTGATCTTTTACTTCGTATTATAAATACAAAGTAGGAGGTAGAAATGGCAACTCCAAATTCAAAACAGAGTCTTATTGATTATGCTTTTAGACGTTTAGGTGCGCCCGTAACAGAAATAAATGTCGATCAAGAACAAGCAGAAGAGCGTATTGAAGACGCACTTCAATTCTTTTCTGAAAGACATTTTGATGGTGTTGAGCGAGTATATTTTTCATATCAAGTAACACAAGATGATATAGACAATCAATACATAGATACCAACTCTATAGGTCCAGCAAATGGATCTGGTGGTGATGGTCCAAAAGGTAGTGACATATTATCTGTGGTGAGAGTATTTCCATTTGGTGACTTAAATACCGTAAATATGTTTGACGTTAGATATCAAATGGCTCTAACTGATTACTTTGGTATAAATCGAGGGCTTGGTGCAAATAGTTCTTTAGGTGTAGCTAGATTTGATTCGACAAAACGATATATCAATCTTATTCAGCAAATATTTGATCCAGAAAAAGCAGTTAGCTTTAGTAAAGTAACCAATAGACTTCATATAGAAATGGACTGGAGTAGCGATATTAAAGTTAATGAATACGTTATCATGGAAGCATACGCCACACTAAATCCAGATACTTTTACAGAAATATACAATGATCGTTTACTGAAAGAATATGTTACTTCTTTAATAAAACGACAGTGGGGAATTAATATGTCAAAATTTGATGGCGTTCAACTTCCCGGTGGAGTCACTCTTCGTGGTGGTCAAATATATCAAGAGGCACTGGCTGAAATAGCTCAGATAGAACAGAGAGTATATTCTGAATACGAGCTTCCATCAGACTTTATGGTTGGATAATAATGGCAAGAAATCCTTACATACGCGATGTAAATTCAGAGCAAAAGCTCGTTGAAGACCTAACTATTGAAACTATAAAATCAATGGGTAGGAACATGGTGTATATTCCTCGGAAGTTACAAAACGAGGATTCTTTGTTTGGAGAAGACTCAAATTCCAAATTTGATGATGTGTATGATTTGGAAATGTATATCCTTAATGTGAGTGGATTTGAGGGTGAAGGAGACATAATTGTAAAGTATGGTCTGGAAATAAAAGACAGAGCCACATTTGTGGTTGCGAGAAAGCGATTTACTGATGAAGTGACTGAAATGGACAGTTCAATAAATCGACCCAAAGAGGGAGATTTAATTTACTTTCCATTGACAAAAGCTTTACTTGAAATTAATTTTGTTGAGCACGAAAATCCATTTTATGAATTGGGATCTTTATACACATATACGTTAATATGCGAAACATTTACTTATAATAATGAACAATTTGATACAGGCATAGAAGATTTAGATGACATCTACACTGACAGAAGAAAGAAAACACGTTCTCTTGTATTGACAGGATCTCCAATTGCGGAAGACAGCACAGGAAGAACTGCTGCCAATTTCTTCCAAGGAGAACTTATGTTCCAAGTTGCAGGAGAACAAGGAGATACATTCTCGAATGCTTCTGCCACTGCCGATATTGTTGACTGGGATGCTAATTCCAAGACTCTACTTATTACGAATATTTCTGGAGACTTACTATATACAGCAAATACAGAAAGTATAAAGGGTGCATCTTCTGGTGCAGAATATCTGATAAGTACCGACGCAACAGCCGATATAATTATACCACAGAATATTCAGGACGATGAATTCTTTGGTGATTCT